ACGTGTCGAGGAAGCCGTTGCGGCCATCGTGGCCACTGAAACGCCCCGGCACCCGACAGATGAAGCCGACGACCACGGCGCTGTTGGGCAGCCCAACTTCTTCCGGGACGCCACGGACACCCTCTTGGCCGGCATCGTGGACGATCTGCTGAACCTTCGGCGCCTGGTGCAGGTTGGCCCTCCCTTCGACCGAGCGGAGCTGGCTGCCCAGATGCACACCATCGGCGTGAACGGAGAGGCGTGCTGGCAGTATCTCCACACGTATGTCGAGGCCTCCAGTTGCGCAGGCAGTGCCTAATCTTAGAAATTCATGGAAACACAAATACAATCAAAGACATAAGACATGGCTATTTTGACGAAATAGACCAAATCGGCTAGTGTAGTCACGTTGTTACCACAACGGAGCAGCGCACTATGCTTGAACGGCGGAATAACTCGGAGATCATGCGGCTGCGGCTTCCGGCCGAATTGCAGTCGGCTGTCGTCGAGGTTGCGGCCCGCGATTGCATTTCTGCGTCCGCCTTCGTCCGTCAGACCTTGACCGAGCGCCTGCGTAGGGAGGGCGTTGCCCTCGCCGGCGATGACGTCAAGCGGCGGAAGGCTTGAAAGGAGCCGCAGCATGGCCGTCGACAGCAGCTACGTCCTTCCTCCCGGTGCGACACCGGAAAGCCTCAAGCGCCGTCGTGCCGTTGCCGCGGCACTGATGAAGCAGGGAATGGATGCATCGCCGATTGCTTCGCCCTGGCAGGGCGTGGCTCGCATGGCCCAGGCCGGCATCGGTGGGCTGCTGGATGGGATGGCCGACCGTGAGGAACGGGACGCCCGAGCGGCGTCTCAGTCGCGCATGTCCGCCATCGTGCAGGCTCTCGCCGGCGGCGGTTCGGCGGACGCCACGGCTGCACCGTCGGTGAACGGCGCGCCGGCCGGGGGATCGGGGACGGGGTCGCCCGTCGGAGGTTTCACAAACGCCGTCAACCGCACCCTTGGGTTCGAGGGAGGTCTGAACCCCGCGGACACCAACGGAACGCCGTCCAACTTCGGCATCAATCAGAAGGCCAATCCCGACGTCGACGTAAAGAACATCAACCGGGACACGGCCACGGCGCTCTACAAGTCCCGCTATTGGGACACCATCGGAGGGGACCAGCTCGCGGCCCAGAACCCCGCGCTGGCCCACGTCGCCTTTGACACCTCCGTTATTGCTGGACCGGGTAAGGCCAAGGAACTGCTCGCCCAGGCGGGCGGCGATCCGATGAAGTTTCTGCAGCTGCGTGAGACTTTCCAGAACGCGCTGCTGTCTCGGGATCCCGGGAAGTATGGCCCGTACGCCAAGGCGTGGGGTGATCGTATGGCCGGCCTGCGCGCTGACGTCGGATACACCGGCTCGCAGCCCTCTCCCGTCGCGGCGGCTCTCGCCGGCGGCAACGTAGGCACCGGCGCTCCGGTCCGCACAGCCATGAACGGCACGACGGCCTCGGACGCCCCGGCCCCGGGCCTCTTGGCATTTGCTCCGTCCTCGACCACGCCGAGCATGACGATGCCGAACCTCACGGGTCGGACGGATGCTCCGAGCGGTACCCCTGGCCCGACGCAACAGCCCTCCCAAGCCTCTGGGGCGGCCCCTGCAGCCCTTCCGAGCTTTGCCGGCGGCGGGCAGACCATGTCGCTGCCTTCGGCTGCCAGCGTGCCTCCGGAGAAGATTGTGCAGGCAGCGTCCTCGCCGCAGGTGCAGCAGGCTGCCCAGCAGGCGGCGGGCACTCAGCGCGGGCAACAGATCATCTCGCAGTCGAAGGCGGCGCCGATCGCGGCCCTCATGGCGGCAATGAGCGACCCGTGGATGAGCGAAGGCGAGAAGTCGTTGCTCATCATGCTGGCGAAGGACCGCCTCGCTGGCGACGACGTGAAGACCGTCGACCTGGGCGACCGCATTGGCGTGCTCGACAAGCAGGGCAACGAAGTCCGGAGCATTCCGAAGGCTCGCGCCCCGGTTGCCGTCGGTCCCGACCAGCGCCTAGTCGATCCGATGACCGGAAAGGAAATCGTCGGACCCACGGACACGGCGAACACGACCGAGGCGAAGAACTACGCCCGCGACATGGCCGACCGGAAGGCTCGCGGCATGCCCGAGGTGCCGTATGGCGAGTGGCTGACCGCCTACCGGAAGTCCGGCGCGAACAACATGACGATCGATCAGCGCGCTGAAGGTGCGTTCGAGCAGACCGTGGCGAAGAACCAGGGCGAGATGTTCGGCGACCTGGCGAAGGATGGCGTGCAGGCCCGGACCGACCTCGGCCAGATCCAGCAGCTGCGCCGCCAGCTCGTCAAGCTGCCCGGCGGCTTTGTCGGCGGCATGCAGTCCCTCGCCAATTCCTACGGGATCAAGCTTGGACCGAATGTCGGCGCCGTGGAGGCGGCCGACAGCATCCTGAACCGTCTCACGCCGGCGCAGCGCCAGGGGCTGCCGGGTGCAGCCTCTGACCGCGACGTTGCGATGTTCCGTGCGGCCCTGCCGAAGCTGAACAACACCCCAGGCGGCAACGAGGTGATCCTGAACACAATGGAAGCCCTCGCCATGCAGCGGCGTCTGCAGGCCGAGATTGCGAACAAGGTGATCACGGGCCGCATGAGCCGGTCCGAGGGCATGGACGCCCTGATGGCCCTTCCCGACCCGTTCGAGGCCTTCAAGTCCGCCGGTGGCGAGAAGCTGGTGGACCCGAGCGCCATGCCGACGGCTCCAGGCGGCAAATCCTATGAGAGCCTGTGGAGGTAATGGCCATGGCGAAGAAGTGGACCGAGGTCGTCGCCTCCCCGCAGTTTCAGTCGCTGTCCCCGAGCGATCAGGAAGCCGCGCGGCAGCAGTATTTCTCGACCGTCGTCGCGCCGCAGGTGCCCGTCGACGCGCTCGAGCAGGTCAAGCGCCAGTTCGACATGGAGACGGCCAACGGCGCGTTCCGTGGCGACGTGACGAGCGGCGACGAGGCCCGCAGCCGGGCGGCCGGCGACACCCGGGCCACCATGCGCCCGCAGGACATCGAGGCTGCATACGATGTTGCGCAGCAGCGTGGCGACAGGCCCGAGCAGCAGGCGATGGCCCGCGCCTATGTGCAGCGGGAGCGCGCCGACAGCCCGATCATGATGGGCATTGGCGACCGGGTGCGTGCCTTCGCGCGAGGTGTTCCTGTCCTGGGCGGCATTGCCGACGAGGTGAACGCTGGCCTGAACAGCGTCATGCCGGGGCAGAACTACGAAAAGGCGTTGGACTACCAGCGCGCCCGCGACAACGTGTTTGATGAGGCGAACCCGGGCCAGTCCATGGCCCTACAGCTCGGCGGAGGTCTGGCCTCTGGCGTCGGCATCGCCGGGGCCGTGGGGCCGGCGCTCTCGGCAACACCTCGGGCGATTGCGCTCGGGACAGGCCTTGGCGGGGGTGCAACCCTCGGCGCGATTGATGGCTTCACCCGCGGCGAAGGTCTCGACGACCGCGCCGCCAAGACGGCGATCGGCGCCGGCATCGGCGGGTTGTTCGGCCTTGGCGCCCCAATTGCTGGCAAGGCGATCGACAAGGTCACGAACCGTGTCGTGGATGCTCTGGTCCGCCGTGACAGCCTGGCCGGCCTGAACCTTTCCAGACCCTCGGCCGACGTCCTCATTCGCACGATGGAGAACGACGGCACGCTGGGTGCGCGCGGCGTGGCGAATATCCGCTCCGCCGGCCCCGACGCCATGCTGGTGGACGCCGGTCCGAACTCGGCTGCAGTCCTCGACACGGCCATTCAGCGTGGCGGGCAAGGTGCCGTTGCAGCTCGTGACGCCATCGAGGGCCGGGTGGCGAACGCCAGTGCCAACGTTGGACAGGCCATGGATACCGCCTTGGGCCAGCCGCAGGGCGTGGCAACGGTTGACCGCGCCATCCGGGTGGGCAGCGCACCGGCCCGCGGCAATGCCTACGATACCGCCTATGCCCAGCCGATCGACTACGCCCGCCCGGAAGCCATGGAGATCGAGAACTTCCTGCGCCGGCTTCCAGCGTCTGTCGTGGAGAAAGCCAACTCGCTGATGCGCCTTGAGGGCGAGCAGTCGCGGCAGATCATGGCCCGCATCGGCCAGGACGGATCGGTGACGTACGAGCGCATGCCCGACGTGCGGCAGATCGACTACATCACCCGCGCAATGAACGACATCAGCCGCAACGGCGACGGTCGGGGCATCCTGGGCGGAAACACGCAGGAAGGTCGTGCCTACGGCAACCTTGCTCGCAGGATCCGCGACAACCTCCGGACGCTCGTGCCCGAATACGGGCAGGCACTAGACACGGCGGCCGAGCCGATCGCGCAGCGCCAGGCGCTCGAGCTGGGATCGCAGCTGCTCTCCCCTGGCCTCGCCCGGGATGAGGCGGCGCAGCAGATCGCCGGCATGGGCCGTGCGGAACTGGATCAGGTGCGGCAGGGCGTGCGGTCGAAGATCGACGAGACGCTGGCCAACGTGAAGCGCACCATGACGGACCCGAACGTTGACGCTCGGCAGGCCGTGCAGGCGATCAAGGATCTGTCCTCGGACGCCGCCCGCGAGAAGATCCGGATGGTGGTGGGCAACCAGGCCGCCAACCAGTTGTTCGGCCGGATCGACGAGGCCGCCCGCGCCTTCGACCTCCGGGCCGCTGTGGCGCAGAACTCCAAGACGTTCGCCCGTCAGGCGACCAAGGAAGGGATTGACCAGGCGACGGAGCCGGGTGCAGCCGGTCTGCTGCTCGAGGGGAGCCCGGTGAAGGCCAGCCGCTCCGTCGTACAGGCGCTGCTCGGGACCGGCCCGCAGGCGCGCCTTGCCAAGCAGGACCGGATTTACAACGAGGTCGTGCAGGCCCTCACGGGGCCGCGTGGCGCGGACGCCGAGAACTTCGCGCGCACCCTGCAGGACGTCTATCGCCGGCAGGGACAGGGACAGCAGCTTGGCCGCGGGCTCTCGATCCTCGCGACGGGTGCAGGGACGGGCGCCGGCTATCGCGGCGTCTCCGACTACCTGAGCGCGAAGGACGGCCGGCCGCGCGAGATGCTGGACGGGATTAGGCCCCGGTTCTGAGGCCTCGCCGGTACATGATCATGCTCAGCACGACACCCAAGGCGATCATGACGATGGTCAGGCCGGCCATAGTGAACGTGCCGACGCAGACGCCCATGACGATCTCGCCCGGAATGCTCCCGGCGAACGACACGCCGCCGACCCTCAAGAGGGGATCGGACGTGCTCACCGAGGCCGCCAGCGGCTCGGCCAGCCTGCAGACGACGTTGGCCCCGAGCTGGTGGCCGGCGAAGGCGCCGAGGGTGGCCACGACGATGAAGGCCACCTTGGCGAAGAACGGGATGAATGCGCGCCGCAATCCCGGCCCGACAAAGGACCACGCGGCTGCGCAACGCTGGCGGATCGAAGGTGCCGACATAGGCCGAGTCTGCGGGAAACCGGGCGAAAGCGGAACTGACAAAAGCGACAAAAGGGCTTTTGTCAGTTTTGGCAGTTCCCCCGGTGACCGTTTTTCAGGGATCGAAGGGTTCAGGCATGGCGAAGCGTAACGGGAAGGTGGGTGGCGCTCCGCCCTTCCAGAAGGGCGTATCCGGCAATCCGAAAGGGCGGCCGAAGGGATCTCGGAACAAGCTGGGCGAGGCATTCCTCGAGGCGTTGGCCGACGACTTCGGCGAGCACGGCGCCGAGGCCATCCGGATGTGTCGGGAGAACGACCCGACCGCTTATGTGCGTGTCGTGGCCAGCATCCTGCCCAAGGAAATGAAGATCGAAACCAGGCGCGTCGAGGACATGACCAACGACGAGTTGCTGGCGATCATTCGCGAGGACGACGGTGCCGAGGACGGCGCGGAGGCGCTGCACTGATGTTCGACCGCCGGCTCGCCGCTGCCGAACTGCTGCGTCGGCGCTCCATCAAGGGCAGCCTCGCCGAGTGGTGCCGGTTCAAAGGCTATGAGCCGGCTCGGCATCACCTGCTGCTGATCCGCGAGCTCGAGGACATCGCCAGCGGAAAAAACCGCCGGCTGATGGTGTTCATGCCGCCCGGCTCGGCCAAGAGCACCTACACCTCGCAACTGTTCGTGCCCTGGTACATGGGGCAGATGCCGCAGAACATGGTGGTGGCAGCCAGCCATACGCAGGAACTTGCCGACCGATGGGGCCGGAAGTGCCGCAACCTCGTTGCCGAGGACGGCAGGATCCTCGGTATCTCCCTGTCCGACGACAGCCAGGCTGCGGGCCGGTGGGGGCTGAACGAAGGAGGAGAATACTTCGCCGTCGGCGTGGGCGGCTCTGTCACCGGCCGGCGCGCAGATCTGGCCGTGATCGACGACCCCATTCGTGGCCGCGAGGACGCCGACAGCCCCGTGGTGCGGGAAAAGACCATCGATTGGTACCGGAGCGATCTCTACACCCGCCTCAAGCCGGGCGCGGCCGTCATCATCATCCAGACCCGATGGCACGAGGCGGACCTGTCCGGCCAGCTACTCGACGCCATGAAGGCCGGCGGCGACCAATGGCGGGTCATCAACCTCCCTGCCCTCGCCGGCGACAACGATCCGCTCGGACGTTCGCCGGGCGAGGCGCTATGGCCCGAATGGGAAAGCGCCGAGGCCCTGCACGAGCGCCGCGCCAACATGCTGCCGCGCGAGTGGGCTGCCCTCTACCAGCAGAACCCGGTCCCCGAGGACGGCGACTACTTCAAGGCGCCCTGGATCAGGACCACGGCCACAATGCCGGCGCTGGACACGCTGAAGGTGTTCGGCGCGTCCGACTATGCCGTGACAGCCGACGGTGGCGACTGGACGACCCACATCGTTGTCGGGATCGATCCCGAGCAGCGCCTGTACGTCCTCGATCTCTACCGGGCGCAGGCATCGTCCGACGCCTGGATCGAGGCATGGTGCGACCTCGTGAAGAAGTGGAAGCCGCTGGAGTGGGCGGAGGAAAAGGGCCAGATCGCCTCCGGTGTCGGTCCCTTCCTGCTGCGGCGTGCGATCGAACGGCAGGCCTTCACCCATCGTCGGCAGTTCGCATCGAAGGCGGACAAGGCCGTGCGGGCGCAGTCCATACGTGGCCGCATGGCCATGCAGGGGCTCTACATCCCGGCGAGTGCGCCATGGAAGGCAGATCTCGTGTCGGAGCTGCTGCAGTTCCCCGCGGGCAAGCATGACGACCAGGTCGACGCCCTCGGCCTTGTGGGCCAGCTGCTCGACCATGCAAAGGGATACGCACCGACGCCGCCCAAGGTCGAAAAGCCGGACCGCCTTGTCTATGAAGTCGTGGCGCCCGGTGTCGTGCGGGCCAACATGGATATCTTCGAGAAGTTCAAACGATCGAGGGGGAATGCAGATGGATGACGATGCGCTTCCGGAGGCGGATTGGGCTGAGGCCTTGAAAGGTACGGTCCCCACGCGCCTTACCTTCGACTGCTACATGACCGAGACGGCCACCGGAGACTTCGTCCTCGTCAGTGTCGATAACCCCACGATCAAGCTCCTGGCCTTTCACTTGGCCGAGAGCATGAGCGTCGAGGGTGCCGCCATCCTCGCCGGGAAGGTTCGGGAGCGCTTCCCCGGTTGCTTCGATGACGATCCGCCCAGTGGCGGAGGGCGCCGCCTCCCCGGGTCCAAGGCAGCCTGAACACGCTGCTGTACAGGCAAACTGTCATGGCAGCATGGCAGCATGGCGGTATGCAGCCCTGAAACTACAGGGGTGGAACACGGCGGTGGAGGGAAAATGCCGATAGCGTTGTTGATCGCCGTGGCGGCGGCCCTGTGGTGGTTCGGCGTCTGGCCGTTCAGTTCGTACACGTATCGCCCCGAGGTTGGGTACTACGCCGGCACCGAGCAGAAATGGTACGTCGGGAAGGACTACAAGACGCAGGACGAATGCTCCGAGGACGCCATTGCCGTGTTCAACTCGTACAATCGGCAGTCGCCAGGGCGAGCGTTCTCCTGGGCGTGCCGGAAGATGGACGGCGAAGCATTCCTTGAGCGGGTCCGTTGATGCGGGCACCCCTCTAACGAGGGGTGAAAAGGCGCCCCGAACGGGTGACACCGTGCGCCATTCCGCTTGTCATGCACATTTCCGTCAGAGCGGAAGGCAGAGCAGCACGACAGTACGCTGTCATGACAGCAAAGCGGCGTGCTGTTGCAGCGATGGCACAGGGCGGCTGCGCCGAAACTAGGGCTTCGCGGATCTGAGAAGGTCCGGAAGCTTGGCAATGTTTGAAGCAATGCGCCGCGCTTCATCTTCGGTCAGGTTGTCGGCATTCACCGCCGCGCCGGTTGTCGTGTCTTTGTAGACATAAGCCAATCTGCGGCCGGTAGCATCAACTACAACAAAGCCCCCGGTGATTGCTTGGACAGTCCATGGAGCCGGCATACGGCGAGGTTGATTATTTCCGTTAGTCATTGGCAACCATTTGAGAAGCGGGGCCTAAACAGGCATTGACGTTACGCCGAAGTCAGGCAAAATGGCACTTAAGGTACCAATACGGATCCTTGAGGTGCGCAATGACCTGCCTTGTTCCTGCTCTTGGATCCTTCTGGGCCTGTCTGGCTCCCTACGCGATAGCCTTCTCAGTTTTCGTGTTGGTGGCCTTCCTCACCGAACGGACGTCTCACAACAGGAGGGTAATGTGAACACCACCAGGCGCGCAGCAATGGTCGCAGGCATTGCGACGATGTTGGCCGGAACGGCCGCCGACGTGAACGCCGAGACCGGCGGCACGGACGCCGAACTGATCCGCCTTGAGGGAGAGTACGCTGCAGCGTATGCCGCGTGGACTGCCGAGGACCGGCGTCTGGAGCGCATGCAGGACGCTTACACAGCGGCAGCGCTCAGCCTCCCCTCGCGAGGAGGCGTCATCAAGACAGACCGGGACTACGAGTTGGGGCTTTGCTCGCGGTCACGGGACATTTCATGCCCGCTGCATCTCAGGCTGTTCACCGACACCGAGATCGACCATCTCCGCGAGAAGCCTCGTCGCCGGCGAGTGGCGCGGCCGGTTCTGCCGTCGGACAACCTCCCTGCCGATGCGGAGACGTTGATGACCTCCGCACCGTGGCCCGAAGCGCAGAAGCGGGCAGATGAAGTTGTGGCTGCCTATGATCGGTGGAGGGCTGATCTGGATCAGCTGGACGCCAACAACGGGATCGAAGCGCAGTCGCAGCGAACCGAGGCAGCCCTGCGCATCGAGCGCGACCTTGTCCAGCAACTGGCGTCGACCCCGGCGCAGTCCATGGCCGGTATCTTCGCCAAGGTGCGTGCCTTGAACGTCTCGGCTCCGCTTTCCGACTTCCGGACCGACACGACCGAACCCGAGCTGTTGGCAAGCCTGCTCACCGACCTCGCGCAGTTCGCAGGGGTGGATGTTCCCAAGTTCCGCTTCTGCCCTGAGGGGTTCGAGCGCTACGTGGACGACAACGGCACCTTGTGGTTCCGCGCCGTCTGAGCCCTGCACCAGAATGAAGAAGGCCCCGGCTCATCCCCGGGGCCTTTCGCTTTACGGCTTCTGCATTCGCAAGGCGGCCATGTTGCCGCCGGCCTCGTCGTCATCGTCCGGCGATATCGACCGCGCGACCTTCCGCACGGTCATGGCGGCGAGCATGTCGAGCAGCCGTTCCCGTTCGCGTTCCGCTTCCGCCCTGTCGGCCTCCGACCTGGCCGCCCGTTCGCCGGCCCTGTCGACATCGGCCCGAGCATCAGCGATCTGCTCCCGCAAGCGGTCATGCTCGCCACGTTGCTGGCGCGCTTCGCCCTCCAGCTTGGCGATCCTGGCTTCATAGATCGGCCGCCACCGTTCAACCCGGTCCCGGGTGGACAGCCAGTGTCGTTTGGCCAGAAGCATTCGAACCAACACAAACGACATTCCCAAAAGGGCGAGGCTAACAATTGACCACATGACCCGTGTCTCCCGGTTTCAACCGGCATCAAATGCGCGCATGGCGCGCCGGGAAAGTCAAAGCGCTCGGAGATTTCTTGGAATTCCAAGGGTAGATTGTTCGAAATTCGAAGTATCTCAAAAACTAATTGCTGCGGGACCGATTCCGAGACGATCCTAGACGCATGATCGGGCGTGAGTGTTAGGCGCACATCCTTTCAAAACGCAGTCGCAGGTTCGAAAGAGGTTAGAGGGAGCAGGCCATGTTTCCGTCAGGACGGAAACGCCTGCCGACCTCCCCTCAGTCGGTCGGAGGGCCGCATGGCGGGACACAAGAGGAAGGGAAGGCCGCCGGCCGGCGCGGCACTGCGGGCGCACGTGATCGAGGTCCGCGTGTCCGTTGCCGAGCTGGCGCAGATCCGGGCCGCGGCTGCGAGGTGCCGTCGGCCGGTCTCGACGTTCATGCGTGACGCCGCCCTTGGGGTCCGCCTGTCCCCTCCCCTCCCCATCGAGGCCTTCGCCATGGCCAGCACGATGGCCCGGGCCGCGCAGGCCCTGGAAGGCGTCGCCAAGGCGGCAGCTGCTGGCAACGTCGTGGGCGTCCCGGTCGAGTTCGTCGCGAGGGTTGCGGCGCTGGTGACGGAGGCCGGTCTCGGCGTCTTGAGGGGTGATGTGCCGTGATCGGGAAGAACGGACGTGGCCGGGACTTCGGTGGTCTGGTGCGGTACCTGCTGCGCCCGAAGGACCACGCCGGCCGAGAGCGCGAGCACATCGCCCTTCTGTCGGCAACGTTGCCCGGAGGCACGGCCAAGGAATTGGCGACAGCCTTCGGCGCTCTCCAGCGTTTGCGGCCGACGCTGAAGGTGAATGTGCATCACGGCGTTCTGGCATTTCGCCCCGATGGACCGCCCGTTTCCGACGACGTGGCTCGCGCAGTCGCCGAGGAATGGGCGCAGCGTCTCGGGTTCGAGGACTGGGTTGTCGTCAGGCACGGCATGCACGTGCACGTCGCGGCCTCTCGTATCCGACGCAACGGTGAAACCGTTCCGGACGGGAACGATTTCAGGCGTTCCGAGACCATCGTTCGTGACATTGAGGCGAAGTACCGCCTGGCGCCCGACGAGGCCTCCCGGCTCACCGATCCCGGCCGGCCCCTGCGCAAGCGCCTGCGGGAGGCGATCACCAACGCCCTGGGTGCGGGCTGCTCCTACACCGAATTCGCCGATCGCCTGCGCGCGGCCGGCGTCCAAGTCCGGCTGAACGCGGCCCGTAGCGGTCGGGTGTCCGGGATCTCGTTCGCCGTCGAGGGCGGCGAAATGAAGGGGTCGGCCGTCGGCCGGCCGTTCTCCCTCGGTGCCCTGAAACTGAAAGGCTTGACCCATGTCCCCGAAGGCGCAGCACGACATGATCACGCAGATCCGGCAGGACCTCGTCTCTATCCGGAACGAGGTGCAGACGACGCTGCAGCAGGTAGCCGGCCCGGCCCTGACGCTGCGGGCATCGGCGAGCAGGATCGACCGGGCGGCCTCGTACCTCGAGGACCTGACGACGGATCGGTTGGTGAGGGCCGGATGGCTGCTCGCGATGGCGGCGGCGGTCCCGGGACTGCTGTCCCTGCTCGCAGTGCTCTGGCTCAGCTATCGGGTAGGCGCGCTGTGACCGACACGGCCGAGCAGGTCCGCACGCAGCTCGAGGTAATGGCGTGCGCCTCTTATGAGGTCGGCGTGATCCCGCCCAAGGGGAATTCCGACCTCAAGCCCCGGCAGATCAGGACGATGACCGCGACCGAGGTCCGCGCCGCCCTGCCCTCCCTCAAGCGCGAGAACGCGGCCGGATACGACATCTATATCCGGCCGGCGCCGCTGCCGAACGAGATGGCGGAGCCCTTGGTGTTCGTCGATGACCTTGACGACCAGGCCGTGGCCGACATGCACGCGGCCGGCTTCCGGTTCTGCGTTCGCATTCGGTCGAGCGCCGGCCGGTATCACGGCTGGGTCCGTGTCGACGACAAGCCAATCACGAGGAAGGAAGCGACCCGCTACGCCTCCCTTCTGGCCAAGAGGTTCGGCGGCGACCCGGCCGCCGCGAGCTGGAGGCAGTTCGGCAGGCTGGCCGGCTTCACGAACCGCAAGCCGTCCCGCGCCGTGGTGCAGCCCGACGGACGGCGGCTCCAGCCTTTCGCCGTGCTGCGCGAGGTGGGGCGCGCCGTCACCCATGCCGCCCGGGATCTGCTGCGCCTGGTGCGGGAACTGCTCGGCAGGGAAACTAGCGTTCCCAACCGGAACGTTGGCCCTCGCCCTGTGGTCGTTCCCAACCGGAACACCCTCGCCTCCCCGGTCGAGGCTTTCAGGTCTGCGCGAGAGCGGTCCTCGACGTCGGACGAAAGCGCCAGGGACTTTTCGGCCGCGCTCTCCATGCTGCGCCGTGGCTTCCGGCCTGATGCTGTTGCCCAGGCGCTTCTGGAAGGCTCGCCGGATCTCGCTGCCCGGCACCACAACCCCGAGGACTACGTGCGCAGGACGATCGCCAAGGCCGAAGACATCATAACGAGCACGCCGAGCCCCCGCCGCGCGCCCGCCCCGAAACCCCGGTTCTGATTTTCGCGCAGCGCCAGCGGCGCGGCCTGTGTCTGTCCATTCTTCGCCATCGTTCGGAAGCGCGCGCCACGCGCAGAAATGCCCTGAAATATGCCTTTGTGAAATTCCAATACCGACGTATAAGAATTTCACAAGCGCTCATGGAGCACAGGTCATGGCCTCCGGTCGGTACGTCGCCTACTACCGCGTCTCCACCCAGGAGCAGGGCCGGTCGGGTCTTGGCCTCGACGCGCAGCGCGATGCTGTCGCCCACTACCTGAACGGTGGCAGCTGGACGCTTGAGGCGGAGTTCACCGAGATCGAGTCCGGCAAGCGCAACGACCGGCCGAAGCTGGCCGAGGCGATCAAACTGGCGAAGAAGCTCAAAGCCGTCCTGATCATTGCGAAGATGGACCGGCTCGGCCGCAACCTCGCGTTCATCGCGAACCTGATGGAAAGCGGGATTGAGTTCGTCGCCGTCGACAACCCGAACGCGAACCGGCTCACCATCCACATCCTGGCCGCCGTCGCGCAGCACGAGCGCGAAATGATCTCGCAGCGGACGCGGGAGGCGCTGCAGGCTGCCAAGCGCGCCGGCAAGACCCTCGGCAACCGGACGAACCTGCCCGACGCCCAGACGAAGGGGAGGGCGGTCCGGACATCGATCGCCGACCAGCGCGCGCAGAACGTGATGCCGATCATCAAGCAGGTGCAGGCGACCGGCGCCACGACGCTGCGGGCCATCGCCCAGGCCTTGAACGACCGTGGCGTGAAGACGCCTCGCGGCGGCGAGTGGCACGCCAAGCAGGTGCAGCTCGTCATGCAGCGGGCGGCCTGACCGTCAAAAACGCCCACCTCGCATGCTGCCAAAACTGACAAAAGCCCCTTCTGTCACTTTTGGCAGTTCCCCGGGTGGTCTGTTTTCGTAGAGAACGGACCTCGCAGTCATGACAGTGTGCTGTCATGCCAACAGGCAGTTACGCAGCTTTAACGGTTTGCCGGCGAGCTATCATGCTGTCCGCCGGTTGAGTCGGCCTTATCCATGGGGGAGCCGATGCGCGTTGTGAGCTTCGTCACGCAAAAGGGCGGGACCGGGAAAAGCACGCTGGCTGTCAGCTTCGCCGTTGCGGCCGAGAGTGCCGGCGAGCGCGTCTGTCTTATCGACCTCGATCCGCAGGGTACGTCGGCCGGATGGTACGAGACACGTACCAGCGACACGCCGGCATTGCTGAACCACGACCAGGCCGAACCGCTCGACGAAACCCTGCAGCGGCTTCGAGCGGCTGGCTTTACGCTGGTGGTGATCGACACACCCGGCACGGACAGCCACGCCACCCGCGGCGCCATGAAGGCTGCCGACCTTTGCCTTGTGCCAGTTCGGCCGTCCGAGGCGGACGTAAAGGCGACGGCACCGACGATCCGCGCCCTGCTGGGCCTCGGGAAGGCTTTCGCCCTGGTCCTCAATCAGGCGCCGACGAACCGGCAGGCCCGTCTGGCCGGCGCGGTCACGATGCGGTTGAGCAACGACGGTCCCGTGCTGCCCGTCGCCGTCGCCGCGCGGATTGATCACCAGTACGCCTATGCCTTGGGGCAGGGCGTGACGGAATTCGCTCCGGAGGGGAAGGCCGCGGCCGAGATCCTCGAGCTATGGGCGGCATGCAAGAAACGGATGGAGATGGGCAATGGCGAACAAGCGAAACGCCGCGCTTGAAGCGATCGGCGGCGCACCGAAGGCCTCGGCCACGGTTGTCGAGATGCCGATTGAGCAGCCCGCGCCGAAGCCGTCGAAGGGCGTGACGAAGGTCATGGTCTACATGCCGGCGAAGGTGGCCAGGAAGTTCAAGGAAATGGCGTTCCACGAGGACCGGAAGGCCAATGACGTCTATCTCGACGCCCTCGACCTGTACCTTCAGAAGCAGGGCCACGGAGGCATCAAGGGGGTGACCGGCTAAGGCGGAGGAGCATAGTCCGTCGGTCGTTGGAAAATCAGTTTGCCGTCCGCGTCTTGGGCATTTTCGGGCAAAAGGGCTTTAGCAACTCTGCCCGGCGTGATCTCCAATTTTGGCCGTAGGTCTCTGGCGGCCCCAAACCGCCCAGGTGGAGCGATTACGTCCAATGTCCGGCGGGGATGGTGTTGGCCGATCGTGCGCAACGCTGGAGCCAGATCGGAATCGGCGCTGATGATCAACGCACGGTCGAACTGATCCGTAAATGCGTCGGCCATGAGTTGGACCGCAATAGCGACGTCAGTTTCCTTTTCCTCGTGCCCCACCCATTGCGCACCGCACTTGAGACACTGACGGTACTTCTGTTTGAAATGGCCAATGACGCATCGGACGCCAACGTACTGAAGTGCTTTAACGTACTCTTTATGCCGTAAGTACTGCGCCGGCTTCCACGTAGCGTATGCGGTAAAGTAGTGAACACCCATAAGAGTTTCGTTTGCCCCGCAGATACTCAGGGCAAGCTTGTGAAGATCAACCCATTTTAGATGCGGTTTTTGGAGGTCGGCTAGCGCGTGGTAGAGGTTAAACCCGTCTACATAAGCAATTACACGCCTCATGATGGCCCCCAAAAGCGAAAAGGCCGCAACCCGAGGGCTGCGGCCTGTCCACCGGGACAAGCCACGGTGGGAGTGCACGCCGAAGAGATGCCCCTGTTCGGGTACGGTTTCAAGCGGAAACGTTGCCCCGTAGACATCTGTCGAGAAACCTATGACAGCAGCGTGGTTAATTTTTCGCGTATCACCGCCCCGCGCCCGGCCAAACTTGTACGCTTCTGGCACCTAAGGTACCATTCCTGAGTCGGGGGTGATTTGCCCCGGTGGAGAATGGCCTTGATCACCAGTGAGCAGATGAAAGCGGCCCGGGGGCTGCTGCGATGGGAGCAACGCGACCTCGCAGAGAAATCCGGCGTTTCGCTCACCTCCATCAAGCGCCTGGAGAAGCATCCGGGCCACGTGTCGGCGCACAACGCGACGATCGTGGCCATCGCGGCTGCCTTCGACGCCGCCGGTGTTGAATTTCTTTTCGGCGACCAACCCGGGGTTCGGCTCAAGACCCGCAAGGCATCCTGATGGGTGCCAGCGGGCCGGCGGCCAACTCGGATCAGCGGAATGGAGATAGCGGCGCCGCGTAGGTCATAAAAGCCAACGGCCCCCGAGGTGGCACTCGGAGGCCGTCGAAATCGTAGGGGCTTTCGCACCACTGCAAGCGCGAAGGTCTCAAACTCGCCGCGGCGAGTCAACGGGAAACGACTCAGTTTCCCGTAACGAGAGGCTTTTGCCCGAAGCGGCCTCATAGGAGGCCAAGGGTTGTTCATTCATGAGCTGGAACGCGCGGCGTCGACCGCGCCACGGATACGCTTGCCCGAAATCGCGAAGGCCGTCTGGAAGGCTTACGCGGAAGGGCTGGTAGGGGAGGGAGATGCGCAGCGCCTGGCGGAGCTGATCGAGGCCCGCAAGACGATGCCGACGCCTGAGCGCGAGCCGCGCAAGCCGGTCCGGCAGGGATCGCGGCCGAAGACGGCGGACAGCCTCGCTCGCCGGCGCCGATGGGTGGCGAGTGGACTGTTGCCGCCGCAGGTGGCGTGCCAGTTCACGATGGGCGAGCAGGCCGTGCTCGCTGTCGTGGCGGCAGAGACGAAAAGGCGAGGGGACTGCAGGCTGACGATCGGCAACATCGCCGCGCTGGCCGGCGTCAGCGCCACGACCGTGAGGAACGCCATGCGACAGGCTGCGGATCTGGAGATCCTGACCGTCACCGAGCGCCGGCTGACGGCGTGGCGGAACGACAGCAACGTCGTGACGATCACGAGCCGCGAGTGGCGGTCCTGGCTGAGCCTGCGCTCCGCAGGGGGTGGGTACAATTCAGTGAAAGGCACGCCTACAGTTCAAGATAAAAGGATAGAGACAGGCTCGTCCCGATCCGCTCCAAGGGCATTCGAGGGAATGCGGGGGCGATATGGCGGCCACGGGACTGGCGGGAGCGCGCCATGAAGATCGTCGTGCCGTCGAAATGGCTGCGGACCAAGAGCAGCGTCTGCAAGCTGTTCGACGTCGATCCGAAGAAGCCTTTCCCATGGCGAGAAGCCGCTTCAGACATTGAGAGCGCAATCCAGACGATCCAGCTGGAGAACTACGCACCTCCGGAAGCGAAGGGACAAGCGCACGTAGCCAAAATCCGAGCGCCGCTGGAAAAGCTGCGGGATGCATTGGCCGATATCAGGCGAGACGCACCCGACCTCATTCCTACACTCGCCGCGCGGGCGAGTTTCAACGGCAACGACGAAATCGACCCCGCCAAACTTCCATTGATGCAGTGGACGACGCGGGACGACCGTCTGAACACTCTTTGTCAGTTGCTGGATCAGCTCAGCGAGATCCTTGCCAATGACTACACGGGTCCAGCGTTCGAGCCGGACGAGGACCCGGTCGCCGCTCAGTTCTTCAAGGCGCTCCAGCCCGTGCACGAGAGGTACATGCCGAAGCGCAAGGCCAGGACGACCGAGTTTGTCTGGTCACTGGCCGTTGAGAGCGGCGCAACCAGCGCCAGCCTCAAGCGGTTCCAGAATATTGCACCCAAAAAATTCCCGCGCCGGACCGGAAAGGTATAACGAACGGGAAAATCCGGGTCTCTCGAATATCGTTCATTGGCGATACTATTCCTCGCGTGTCCAACACTATCGCGAGGTTGCGATGATTGCCGTTTCAACGATGCGCCTGACGCGCCGTGAGCTTGCCGATTACCTGACCCGGGAAGGTTACCCGATCCGGCCGGCGACGTTGGCGAAGCTTGCGGCCACGACGGGCGGCCCGCCCTACTCCCGCTTCGGGAAGCACGTGATCTATGACGCCAAGGAAGCCCTGGAATGGGCCGAGGGGCGCCGGTCGCCTTCCGTCTCCCGCTTCCGCGATCTGGAAGCCGCATAAGAAACGAGCCGCGCTCGCGTTGCGAGGCGGCCCATCGTCTCTATGTGGCAGTCGGCAACTCCACATAGCACGATCGACCGAGTTTCGCACGTAGACGGCTCCTCCAATCGAGGATCCACCGTGAAGAAGTCGAAGAAGCCCGCGACCAGGTCCGTGGTCGCATCCCTGCAGATCTCGGCGGCGCTGCTGGCCGTCCTCGCCGGCCTGGCCGGCTGGCGGGGGCTCCAGCAATGAGCGTCCGTCCTTCACAGCCGGTTCGGGTGTCGCCCGAGCTGAAACAGATCATCGCCCGGTGGGCCGGCAAGGACCGCCCTCGTCCTGCTCCCCGCCTTGTCGCCATCAACGGCCGGAGGGTGTCATGACGGCGAAGATCATCGCCTTCCCCGCGCAGGCGCGTCCTCGTCCCGATGCCATCTTCATCGGCCGGCCGAGCCGGGTTCTGATCGAGCCCGACGATGCCGGCTGGAGCGTCACACTGATGGACGCCGACGGGTGCGCCGATCTCGGCTACGCCCTGGACAAGTCCGACGCCATCCAGCGCGGGCTGGATTGCGTGCGGCGCTGGAACTCCGAAATGGAGATCTCCAACGGCCAGGACGGACAGGGGAGGGTGGCGTGAGCCTGTTCGCCCGCTATCCCGAGTTGCAGCGCTCGCCGTCGATCAACTTTGCCGCCATCAACCGGGCGGCGATGGCGGTCCTTCCTGCGCTTCTGGCCCGCTGGCTCCCCGACGGGAAGCGGATCGGTCGCGAGTTCGTGGCACGGAACCCGACGCGCGCCGATCGAGCGCCGGGTTCGTTCAAGGTCGTCATCTCGGGCGGCAGAGCCGGAAGCTGGGCGGACTTCGCCACCGGCGACCGTGGCGGAGATCCCGTCAGCCTCGCCGCCTACCTCCACAACAAGAGCCAGGGCGAAGCAGCCCGCGCGCTCGCCGACATGCTTGGTGTCCCTCATGACTGATGCCTTTTCGCGCCTGACGGCGGACGAGATCGCGCGCGCCAGGTCGGCCGCGCCGGCCGCCGGGAATGACGAATTCACCGTGGTGATGCCCGTCCCTCCCCGGGCTGGTGACATTGCCGACGAGGCTGGGGGCCTGAGTGGCCTTCGGCGCCGGCCGGACAAGGTCTGGCACTACGCCTCGGAGACAGCGGCGCTGCTGTACGCCGTCGCCCGCTGGAACATGCCCGACGGGGGCAAGCAGATCCGGCCGTTCTGCTGGGTGCGTGACGCCGCCGGCCGGGAAGGCTGGCGCTCCATGCACGCACCGTCTCCCCGGCCCCTGTACGGCCTCGACAGGCTGGCCAAGGCCAAGGCGGATACGTGGGTGGTGGTTGTGGAAGGCGAGCCTGCCGCCGACGCCGCGCAAACCCTATTCGAGAAGTTGCCGGTCGTGACGTCTGCCGGCGGAAGTGCCGCCGCGGGTAAAGCCGACTGGTCACCCCTGTACGGGCGCAACGTCATCATCTGGCCGGATGCCGACGAGGCCGGGGCCAAGTATGCGGAAACAGTCGCGGCCATCCTCATCCCCCATGGCGGACGGATCATGAAGGTTGATGCTGCTGCGTTGGCCAGCATGTCACCGGGGACGTCTGAACCGCGGCCAGCTCCTACGGGATGGGACGCGGCCGACGCGCTTGCTGAAGGCTGGACGAGGGATTTCCTGTCCCATGCCGTTCGTGGCCACATGTTCAAGGTAGAGGCGACCGTGAGGTCCGCCGCGGAGCCGAAGAACGATGGCCCGCCCGAGCCAAAGCCGCTGCCTGAAAGCCTTCTGCCCGTCGACGCCTTCGACCTCGACCTGTTGCCGTCGGCAATGACGCCGTGGGTGTCGGATATCAGCGACCGCATGCAGGTGCCGCCCGAGTTCGTCGCCGTGCCGGCAATGGTGGCCCTCGGTGCCGTGATCGGCCGCAGGATCGGCATCAGGCCGCAGTCGCGAACCGATTGGACCGAGGTCCCGAACCTGTGGGGCTGCATCGTCGGCCGGCCGGGGGCGATGAAGTCGCCGGCCATGTCGCAGGCGCTCGCGCCGCTGGAACGGCTGGAGAGGAAGGCGAACGAGGCCCACGAGAGCAGGCTTGCCGCGTACCAGGCCGCCGTCGAGGAATTCAAGCTGCGCAAGTCGCACGGCCAGGAGGAAGCGAAGAAGCGCCTGAAGACGGGCGGCGACATCGCCAACCTGCTCGCTGTCGACCAGCCGGAGGAGCCGAAGGCGAGGCGCTACATCGCCAACGACACGACGTATGAGGCGCTGGGCTCGATCCTCGCCGACAACCCGAACGGCATTCTCGCCTTCCGTGACGAGCTGGTGTCGCTGCTCAAGACGCTGGACCGCGAGGACAGTGCCTCGGCGCGCGGGTTCTTCCTGACCGCCTGGAACGGAACGAGCGGCTACACCTTCGACCGCATCGTGCGGGGCCGGCAGCGGATCGACGCGGCCTGCTTGTCCATGATCGGCAGCACGCAGCCCGGGCGCATTCAGGAATACATCAGCCGGGCCGTGAAGGGCGGCGCGGCCGACGATGGCCTCGTGCAGCGCTTCGGCCTGTTGGTCTGGCCTGACATGACCGGGGAATGGCGAGAGGCGGACCGGCATCCAGACACCGTCGCCCGCCAGCGCGCCAACAGCGTGTTCGACCGCCTCGACGCCCTCGACCCGCTGTCGATCGGCGCCCAGCAGGACGAGTTCACCTCCATCCCGTTCCTGCGGTTCGACGAGCCCGCGATAGAGGCGTTCTCCGAATGGCGAACTGGCCTCGAGGGCACGCTGCGCAGCGGGGACCTTCATCCGGCTCTCGAAAGCCATCTGGCCAAGTACCGGAAGATGGTGCCGGCCCTGGCGCTGATCAGCCATCTGGCGGACGGCGGCACTGGTCCTGTCGGGCTGGTGGCCACCACGAAGGCCCTGGCATGGGCTGACTACCTCGAAACGCATGCGCGCCGCGCCTATGGCGCTGCCATGCAGGCCGACACGATCCCGGCGAAGCTGATCCTGACGCGGATCCGGAAGGGTGAGATCCCGACCGAGTTCACCGCGCGCGACGTGTACCGTCCCCGGTGGGCGGGCCTCGTGGACGCCGAGAGTGTGCAGGCCGGCCTCGAGCTGCTGGCTGACTTCGACTGGATCTCGCCCGAGACGATCATGACGGGCGGCCGGCCCAAGGTCATGTACCGGGTGAACCCGAGGGTTGCGGCATGACCTCGTATCTCGCACGGCTCAAGGCCCTGAAGGGGCAAAACCAGCCACCAGACGAACTGCCAAAAGCGACAAAAGCCCCTTTTGTCAGTTCTGGCAGCACACCCGAGGCCCGGATTGACGCCGCCGAGCCGGCGGAGAGGACCGCCGTCGTCGAGGTGGATGGCAACGTCCCGGAAGCCTACTCGGCCGAGTTTGCAAGACTGCAGCAGGAATGCCCGGCCGGAGTCACCCTGGAGCGCTGGCTGCAGTTCATCGATGACGCTGGCCGGTTCTTCGACGCATGGGGCCATCAGGCGGACGCGCTCGGCTGGCGCGCCGAGGACCTGTTCGGCCTGGACCCAATCGCGCCTTTGGCTCGCTACGACCGCCAAGGGCTTATCTGGCTGCTGCGCGGCGAGACCGTGACGGCACTGACGGAACGCGCCGCCAAGCTGGCCGGCGGGCTCACATTTCGACGTTGAGGACGCATCCCATGTCTCGACCCATCATCACGGCCGTCGTTCGGGTGGCCTGCAACAATCCCGACCTGCTCGCGCACAACCGGATCCTCGAGTTCGCCGA